TCTACTAAAAACTTTTCATCGTCGATTATCTCTTCAGGCTGATGGGTCTTTCTGTTAAACTTTGTGGAAACGCATCGCTTCCTAAGCTTAACTAGCTCATCTCTACCTAAGTAACATACATCAATCGTAAATCCTGGCATACCTGGAAAGTCTATCCCAACTGTTTTGCTTGACTTCATCAGGGTTTTTAGTGAAATTTTGTCGTCCATAATAAACCTGTAATTTGTTATTGTAAAAGGCAGAAACTATTTCTACCAAGTAAGCACAATTATAGCAATGAAACACCATAATGTCAAGAATTATTTTTTGATAGGTCATAAAAAAAGGGGGCCACATGAGCCCCCTCAAGAAACACCTTAGTATTACAAAGTAACTCCTCTGTAAACAATTGTTCCTTCGTCAGTGTTATCAACATCACCACCAGATACTTGTCCATGAAAGGTAACATCCAGTGTAAGTAAGTCTTCCACATTGACAATTGGCACCTCTAAGTGAGCAGTGGGGAGGTCGAGGCTAAAGTTAGGCGCTGTGCCATCTGCCGCTGATCCACCAACATTTACCGCCAGGTCGAATACATTACGAACAGTAGCTGTATCAGATACCAAGTCTGCAAATAATTCGCCAGACTTGCTGCTTGCTTGGTCATTGTCTAAGTAGCAAGTAACATTTCCAGAAATAGACCTAGCACCAGTAATATTAGCAAGAGGCTTATTTACAATTCCCAATTCTTCTGGGACTAGATAGTTAATATTGTTTTCGATGGTAAACGATCCTCCAGTCAAAACAATATTGTAAGTATCATTTGGAGAAACATCTGTTCTGACCAAATCAATTGTGGAGATTCGATTACGAATGAAGTTATTAGTAGAGGTAATAGCTTCACTGTAATCTATTGTAGGAATAACTCCTGGAGAAGCACCTGAATCTGCGATTTCGGCAGCGAAACCACTCCACTGAATTGTAGCTATACCGTCAATATCAAAGTCTACTGTTGCAGAATTAACTACAGCGTCGGAACACTTATAAACCTGAATATTTGATCCATCTTCAAAAGAGAAATAGATATTCACTTTTGTAGAGGAGGTTCCAAAGCTAGAAGTATTAGAGCCACTAAAGTCCCAAGTATTAGTAGCTAATAAGGGTGTATTTACATCAGTGGTTATAATGCTATTGCTAAAAACTCCTGTTGCGGGAGTAAATGTGTCTCCTCCCATCAACATTGCCCAAAGAGGGTCTTCGGGGGCTTGTGTAACTGAGGGCGAGACGGTAGAGCGGAAAGGACGAGCATAGGTGCTCATAGACCACTCAACGGGTGCAAGGTTATCGTTGAACAACAATCGAGCACGACGAGAGGTTACACCTGCTTCGTTGATTGTGATTTCAGAGGAATTGATTGCCTGACTGAAAGAAAAACCATCGAGAACTGGTACTTCCCAAACGTGAGTGCCATTGAACTCAACGTAGACTTTTGCGTTACGTGTAAATTGTAAAGCCATTTATTTTCTCCTGTGGGACTGCTTTGAAGCCTTTACTTCCTGAAGTTCCCAGCTTTATCTGCTAATATCTTACTTCGCAGATTATTTCACCAACTCCTAGGGGCTCAAGAGCACCTTCGTCGGAGCTTATACTTATAATAGTTATCTGTTGTGTATACTGAGTTTGACTGTCTCTATCTGTATACTGTAATCTAGAGTTATCCTCTAAAACCGTTTCCACATCCTCAAATAGTGCTTCTAATGCTGACATGGCGTCTTCTTCTTGAACGTAAATCCTTATAGTCAGGGTCATGAATCGGTCTTTATATCCACCACCCTGATAATCTCTGGTTTCGGCCCCTGCACTTAGATGAATAGAGGGAAAGTCCCTGACCTCATCCCAAAATAATAGCCTATTTTGAACGTTACTATAAACATTTGTTCTATAAGGGAAGTTTCCATTTATCCCTTTGAGTTTTGTTACCAAGGAATCTACAATGGACATCCTTCTAGATGTATAATCTCTGTTGGCCATTAAATTCTCCTAGTAAAAAATCTTCCAATAAGAATCTCTGATGCTATCTCTCGTATAGTAGTATTGATAAGAGACCTTGGGTCTCTTCTTTCATTTGACCAAGGGGCTTTACCCGCTCCCTGCTCAAAAACCTGATAAGGCTGTCTTTGATAAGTATATCCGATACTAGGAAACCCTTTTCTTGTTCTGGATATGTCTGTAACTCTAACACTATCCGCAAATCTACCTGTTCTATTTTCTAGTCTAGGATAGCCCATGTTCTTTCTTATTTCTGTGGGCAATTTAGCATTTAATAAAGCCTGAAGAGATAACAAGTCTTGATTTCTTTCCTGAAAGCTCTCTAATATTACTCTCTTATCATCTTGAACCGTTGGTTGCTTTTTACCCCTTACTTTTCTTTTCTTACTAGAGGCTTTGCTAGTCTTATTACTTATCTTATTATTTTTTATATTAGAGCGAACATTCTTTGATCTAAACTTATCCTGAGAAAACTCATTCAAAACGCTCTTCTGCATTCGCTGCACTTTAGAGTCTGAGCCTTCTGCGTTTGCCCAATATTTACCCTCTAATTTTGTTACAGCTTCTAAAAGTGCTTTGTTTAGTTGTCCTGCTGCCTCTTTTTCCGCTTTTGCTTGTACACCCCTATTTAGTGCTTTACTCTCCAAGGATATGTCAATGACATCTATAGGCTCTCCGGGGTTCTTAGTTATATTAAAAGAAACCTCGTCCGCCAACGTAGCTATAAAAGCACTCGCTTCTTTGCTTGCAGGCTGAAAATCCCATAAGGCCTGTTCAATAATTCTTTTTCTTTGCTTTGATACAGCAGAAGACTCTTCGTGTCCTATATCCAAAAATGCGCTGGACTTTATTTCGTCTCTTTGAACACTCTTATTGCCGCTGTTCAGTTTCTTTATCTGAGAGTTTAGCCTCTTTATCAATGGTCTTTGAGCAACCTGCTTTAATCTCCTAAAATATGCGAATACACTTCGGTTTGAAGTTTCACTTTTAGTAGCTAAAAGAACTATGAAACTCTTATTGTTTCCTATTAAGTCAGATGTTATATAAGCTCTTCGTAAATTCTGATTGAAGTTCTCTGGCCTCATCTGGTTATAAAGAGTTGCCACCATTTGAGGCACTTCTTCGTCAATTATTTTCATTATAGTGTCGGGAAGTTTATCAAATCCTTCTCTACTAAGCAGTTCGTTTTTAACTTGCTCTTTTAGATCCTGAGAATCAATTTTTATGGAATGAGCCTTTTTATCAGACACCAAATTTCTAAAGGCTTGTGAAGACTTTTCAATCTTCTTTTCTAATAGTTCGAGTGTTTTTATTAGTGCCTTTCTGCTCATTAAATATTCCGGTACAAATCCAGAACACGACGAATGTGATCTGGAAAGCCGGGGTCATTTCGTATAGCCGATGCTGGAGCACCCTCTCTTGTAGCGGAAGCAATACTTTGTCTCTGCTTCTGCTCATTATTATGATAATAACTAACAATATCTGCTACTGCTAATTCTATATCTCCAGGAATTGAGGCATATCCAGCAGTGTAGGTTACTTTTACTGAACCAATACCTGAAGGCCAGTTTTTATATCCCTCATCACTTGTTCTTATAAGAAAACAAGGGGCCTCTAATATATAATCGTATGAGGCAGGGCTTCCCGCACCATCAGAGAACAGCTCTGTGTATGCTTCAGACTGAGATGTTCTCTCATAGACATTCTGAATCTGTAGAACTGGGCCATAACCCAGCTCCACAGTATCAGAATCCCAACGTAAATTAAAGGTTTCTGTAACACCTGGAGAAGCACTATAAGTGTCAAATTCCTGTCCGGTATAATTCCGAACAAGAGCACTTACGGCAGTAATTAGAGTCTCAAACTTTTCATCATATTGAGTCGAGTTTATACCCTCTAATAACTTAAATTGATCTAATGTAATTAAGTCTGCCACTGTGCCTCTCTAAGTGATGGGGGCTGTATTACCAGCCCCCGCCAGAACTATTAATAGTTGTGAACTACAACGTTGTTGTTTGCACCAGCGTTGGCGAACATAAGTTCGAAACCACGACGCTGAGAAGCAACAAGAACGAGACGCTGGTTTTCAATGTCGTCGTCCTGCTCAACCGTTACACCGCGCAGTACAGGTACTACGAAGTTACGCTTGTTGAATGCTACCGCGAAAGGCTTGCCTTGTGCGGCTGCTGGGAACTCGTCATTGACGACAACGGGTGAACCGTATACACGACCCATTTCGCCAGTTACTCGAGTACCGACTTCGCCAAGTTCATTAGCCTTCTGGAAGTCTGCATCGTCTAACAAGTCATAGTAGCATTGTAAAGAAACTACATAAACTACGTCATCGGGGCGACGACCATACTTACCCATGCTTTGACGCATGTCAAGAAGCTCAGAAGCACTTGTTTGTCCTACAGGAGAAGCTGAACCTGTGTCCAGTGTTGCGCCCGCATTTGCAATCAAACCGTTGTAAGGGCTAGAGATTAGATCATCTGTAGCGCCGCCCAACAGCAAAGAGTGCTCAATAGCACGTGCGTGTGAACGAGCCATAGACTCACGGATCAGAGGAAGAATAGGAAGAATAGAATCTTCTTCTACTTCACGAGCCATGTAAGACTTAGAAACAAGCTTTGATACGGTCAACAGCTTAGATGTGAGGTCAACACCATTAAAAGGAGAACCTACAGCGTCACCGCGAGCTTCCAAGTTACCTTTGGGAGCACCTGAAGCACCGGTGCCAGCACCAGCTACAAATTCAGCGTAACCTGCGTCGGGCATCAGAGGCACGGTCATAGTTGCTGCATTCATTTGAACCTTACGGAACATTGTGTCCAGAACCAAGTCGAGTTCGATGTCTCGCTCGATTGTGGTAGATACGATGTTTTCGTAGGTCTCTTCAGAGCCAACACCAGGAACTTCAACACCACCTGTGGTGTTAACTGCTTTTTCAAGCAATTTACGACCGTAGTTTGTGTCCCAGCCTTTCTTAGTAATAACGCCCAGAACAAAGGCATCAGTAATGTCCTGCTCGTCTTGTTTTGTAGCTACTTGACCTCGGTCAGCGAATACACGCTTAGACTCACGAATCTTCTGAATTTCTTCAGATTTTTCAGCCAATTCTTTTTGAAGCTCGGCCACAGTTTCCATGTGGTCAGCATCTTTGTCTGCAAAACGCTTTTCAACGTCTGCAAGCAGCTTTTCAGCGCCTGTTGTTACAGCTACGCTAATACGCTCTTCTTCAGCAGCTTTTTGAGCTTCAGCTTCGGCAGCGGCTTTTTGCTCAGCCTCTACAGCAGCCTTCTCTTCAGATTTGCGTTCTGCTTCTTTCATTGCCATTGCCGCCGCAGTCTTTTCAACAGCAGCGGATACAATCGCGTCGATATCAATATCGCTCATAGTTTTCTCCTTTGCTTCGACTTGCGATAAGTCTTGGGGCACCGAATCCACCTCTGTCTGAATCTCTTCAGTGTTAGAAGTTTCATCTTGGTTAAAAGATTTTTTGAAGTCTTCATACTCAGCCATAGAGTCAAAAGATTTCGCAATAGAAAAGGTTGCAGCCTGATTAGCAGGCACTGCGACTACGGAAACTTCCAATAGCTCTGCATCCTTGATCTTATATCCGTCAGTTTCGGTCATATATTCAGCATCCTTGACCCTAAAACCAACGGAAAATGCTCCAAGGATGCCCTCTTTAATCAGTTCGCCTACGTGTCCGGCAGATTTTGCAATCTTTGCCTTCAGCTCAAGACCATTATCTCCAGTCTTCAGGCCCATAGCCCTGCCAATAGGTTGATTATAATCGTGATTAAATAAAATAATAGGATTATTCAAGTAATTGTCTAATCCGCCTTTTGTCCACGCCTCAGCTGAAACAACATCACCAACTCGATCAGTATGATTAGTGCTGGCCATGCCAGCAATAAACAAATCGTCACCTTCACTGAAGGATTTAAAAGTGGATCCGATATGAAAAATTTTATCCATCTTTCTTTTGCCTTAATTGCTCCAGCGGGGATAAATCCGATGAAGTCTCGACCTTTACAGGCTCTGGTTTTTTTACAACCTCTTTCTTAACTTCTTTGAGGGCGGCTCTTTGAATAGCATACCAACCAGTGGCTGGATAAGCCTTATTTACTAAACCCTTCTTAAACCCTAATTCTTCTTCTGTAACGAAATTCCATTCTCTAGTAGAGAGGTGTCCTCCCCTATCTAGAATAAATTGTCCTAAGTCTTTTAAAATTTCTTTTCTACTCGTCATTTTCTTCTTCCTGTGGCCTTCCGCCCTCTGTTGGATTTGCAGCTGAACCAGCTATATTGGCAGGAACTCTTATACTTTCTCCATCAGACATGGCCTCATAGTTAAGAGCCTCTCTAGCCTCATTAGGAGTTATAATTCCAGTATTTACTAATGTAGAGTAATAAGAGGCTGCGTCTCTAAGCTCTGGCTGAAGTGCCGGTATATCTGATACTTCCTCTGTGACGCCATAACCAAAGAAACGCTCATAAGCATAATTCATCTTTCTTACTATGGGGGTTACTGTCTCTAAGTAGTACATTCTGTGATTTGGTCTAATATTAGCGTTGTTTCCGCTATCTAGCATAATTGGGGGAACCCCTAATACTTTTAGTATTTCTTTTTCACTTGCTGCTATAGATGCCTCAAAGTCTAGTTCTCTAAAGTTAACGTTACTTAACTTGTCTATATCCATTCCGCCATCTAGTATGAGAGGCCTTTTACCTCCTCCGGTGGGGGAGTAAGAAAGAGACCAAGACTGTAACATCTTTTGCTTATTCTTAGGGGACAAACTGCTGGGGTGTTTTAGGATTAGCCCTGGAACCGCACCATTTTCGAAAAACTTAGTCTGAAACTGTCTCATCTTCCATACTAGGTTCATAACGCTCCTAGCAGCTGCCAGTCTACTACGTCCTCTATATAAACTTCTAAAAGAATTTTCTTTTATATGAATAATCTCTGAGGGATCGTACTCTACTCTACCATTAAAAATAAACTTTGAAATATATGTTTTTTCATCTGGCTCAATATCTACAAAGTTTGCTGGTAGATGATACAGATGAACTCCATCAAAATATATAAATATATTACCGTCCAGAACGTAATCAATGATGAGGTTTCGCTTGAATGTGTTTACATCCTGAAAAGGGTTAGGTTCAACATTAAGGAGCTTTTCTACTCGGCTCCTACGAATGCCTTTAGCTACAGGAGTAACCCCTGTTGGCTCTCCAATCCTAGCTGGAATCTCTGCCGCATCATCTACCAGCATGTTTACACCTCTGTTAACTACTTCTAATTTTTCGTAGTATTCAGTGTATTTAAGAACAGGCTCTAATGTACCTATTCTTCCCCCGCCTTCAACAGCACCAAAAATTTCCGGTTGGGCAGGGTTTAACTTTTCTTCTGCGGGCACTGCTTCTTTTGAAAACCAATTATACCAAGCCATTCTTTTCCCGCTGTATTTCTACCCATCTCTCTTGCTTAGGTGCAGTAACTAGAGCTGGGTCTCTTCCATAAATGCTATGGAGCTTTAAATGATGACTGTGACACAAAGTTACTGTTTCCTCATATAACTCTGCCCAATTGTCATCTATAAATTCTTCTCTCCAGATTGTAATATACTCATCCGTATAATGTTCTGGGCGTATTTTCTTTTTCTCCTCTAACCATTTGTTTAGAAGAGGAGCTAATGTATAGTAGTGATGGAAATCAAGTCTTTTATTGTCCCCGCAAATATAACAACTACTTGCTTTTTCGTATCTCGACTTTGCTTTATCCCTTATGTATTTAACTGGGTCTCTCTTTAACATAATTTTAGAACACTATCTGATAATCATAACAACCTGTGAACTAAAAGTCAAGGTTTATTTTTTATTAGGTCGTTAAAACGTAGGTGCTTCCTCTACAAATGAATACAGAGCGTATCTCAATGCGTCAGCCATGTGAGAAGAGCTATCGTGGACCGGCTTCTCACGAAGTAAGTTAGGATTAGGGTCCCACCGATATTGGTCAAGAGACCGTAATACTTCCACACATTCTTGGTCTACTATTAACCTATCATTATCTACTATTGCTGCCACGTGCGCTATTCCGTCTAAAACTGATTTATTAGCATTGACTGTGCTTATGTCATATTTCTGAGCCCAGTCAAACCTTGTCTGTTGAGCTGCCGAGTCAATATATATCCAATCAATGTCCCATTCTGATAAATAAGGTTGCAAGGCTTCAGCGTGCTCATCAGTTGTTCTCTCTGCGTGGTAATACTCTTTTACTACATAGTATTTATCATCTTTAAACACTATTACGCAGAAGGCGGTGGGATCTCTGAATCCGACGTCAAT